AAGCCGGGTACACAGGCGACACCCTTGCAACGTCACCTGGGCATGATGTCTCACTTGGAACAGCCATGTATGCGGCTGCATTGTGGCGTTCCCGTGGCTCGGTTGAATCCATGTATGCCACGTTTGACGGCATGGGCTCAGCAACCCAGCAATCGCTCACCCCGATCGTGAAACAGTTGCTCGGGATACCTCGTCCAGCGGTTGCCTGATGGCTTACACAGACATCCTTAATGAGGCGCTAGACGATCTCACAGCCACGCTGACAGCCGTTACAGGGCTCCGCGTGGTAAACGACCCCACAAAGATCGTTCCGAACTGTGTGTACCTAGAAGCCCCGTCTTTTACGGCAACCACAAACGCAGGGAACGTCTTGCGCGTCGAGTTCCCAATCAAGGTCATTGGCTCAGGCCCAGCAGGATTGCCTGTTCTCCGCTCAATTATGGCGATTGTTTCAACGGTGATCGGCTCAACAATTGTCGTGACCGGGGGCAGACCATCCAGCCTAGAAATTGGCGGTCAGGTGTACCCGTGCTACGACCTGGACTGTGCTCTCGCAGCTGTCGCGTAATCCACACAAACAACCCACGAATATGACAAACTGAAACAGAACTAAGGAGCATCATGGCAACGACAACATTTCTTTCCAATGCAACAATCAACGTGACGGGCTCAGGCTCCCCGGTTGATCTAAGCGATCAGGGCAACAGTTGCACCATCACGGTGGGCAAACGCTCTTTGCCTTCCACGGCATTCGGGGACACAGGCGAACGCCAGACCGCAGGACTCATGTTCTGGGAATGTTCAGTCGAGTTGTACCTTTCCTACGGTGCAGGCGAAGTGGAAGCAACTCTCTACGATCTGCTAAACAACGGTTCATTTAGCATGATTGTTTCACCATCTGGCACTTCTGAGTCGGCAAGCAACCCTGAATACACTTTGAGCAACGGATTCTTAGAATCATTTACTCCAATTAACTCGTCCGTGGGAGAGCTAGCGATGGTCACGTTCAGCGCCTCAGGCGGCTCGTGGGCTCGCGACATAACCCCATAACTTTCGCGCCACTCCCGGCCCGACGATAGGAGCAACATGAAAATCAAACTGCAACTCAAACGATCTGCAGACGCCACGCCCGAACATTATTGGACAAACCTTTTTGTCATCACCGAATGGGAACGTCTTGAGCGTCGTAACATTCAACAACTCTCGAGCCAACCGTTGTACTCGGATTATTGCTGTTGGATGCACACCATCCTGAAACTTAAAGGCGAGCAAGTTGGGGACACTTGGCGCGACTGGATCAGCAAGAACCCAGACATCGAGATCCTGCCTGTTCTGGATGAGACCGACACAAACCCCACCGACGCGGCACCTACCGTCGCCAGTTAGCCGATCTTTTGGTGGCGGTCGGTTGGTGGCCGCCTCACATTTTGTTTGACTCACAAGACCTAGCCACGGTCATTACTGTGTTGAATGAGCAAAACAAACGGAGCAAATGATGAGCGGAGTCAACACAACTATTGAGATCGCTGGACTTAAAGACGCCCTGAAAACGCTCAACAAAATAGACAAGACGCTCCGCACCCAGATCACCCGTGACTATCGCAGCATTGTCAAACCCGTCATCACAGACGCCAACAGCCTGATTCCGTCAGGCGTCCCGCTGTCTGGTATGGCCCGAAACTGGACAACCAAATCAGGCTTTCAAATGCTTCCATGGCAACCAGGCCACAAACAAAAGATTGCTGCAAAGATCAACACTCGAGCAATCAAAGAGTACGCCGGCAGGACTACCAATGTCGGCACGTTCAGCATTGTTTACACATCCGCTACGGGAACGATGTTTGACATGTCATCTCAGGGGCGTTTAGGCGCCGCGCTAACAGCACGATATGGGAGCCGTTCGCGAGTAATGTGGAAAGCATGGCAACAAAACGAGTCAACTGTGAATTCTGAGATGGAGAAACTCGTCAAGCATGTCATGGATCTCACAAATAGGGAACTGGTCTAATGGCTGTTGTAATCCCCATTGTCTCCGAGTTTGACGGCAAGGGCATCTCCAAAGCGATCAAACAGTTTAAGCAACTGGAAACCAATGGTGAGAAAGCCCAGTTCGCTATTAAGAAGGCTGCGATCCCTGCAGCTGCCGCGCTCACAGGTCTTGCCGTTGCCCTCGGTGACGCTACCAAAGCCGCAATGGAAGATCAGCAGGAACAGGCTCAACTTGCGTTAACCCTGCAGAATGTGACGGGCGCTGGCGCCAAACAAACCACACAGATTGAAGAACAGATATCGGCGATGAGCAGGGCGTCTGGCATTGCGGATAGTGATTATCGCAAGAGCCTAGAAGCATTAGTGCGCGGTACAAAAGATGTTGACCTTGCCATGAAAGACATGAACCTTGTTATGGACATCAGCACCGCACTCCAGATGGATAGCGCCACGGTTGCTGACGCGCTTGCTAAGGCTTACCAGGGCAACTTCAAAGCGCTTCGCACGTTAACGCCAGAGATGGCCACGATGATCAAAGAGGGCGCGACCCTTGACGAAGTAATGAACGTGCTTGGCGGAACCTTTGGCGGTGCTACAGCAAAAAACGCTGAAACCGCTGCAGGTAAAATGGCAATCCTCAAGAACTCGATCGGGGAAACTAAAGAGTCAATCGGTGCAGCGCTATTGCCAGTTGTTGAGGCCGTGTTGCCAGTCTTGCAACGGTTCGCTGATTGGGCACAAAACAACCCAGACGCATTCTTGGCTATTGCTGCCGCCGTTGGCTTAGTTGCCGCTGCAATCGTTGCCACCAACATTGCCATGGCACTTAACCCATTCACCGCTATCGCTGCCGGCGTTGCTTTGCTGGTTGTTGGTTTGACGGTGGCATACAAGAAGTTCGAATGGTTCCGAACAGGCGTCAACTTTATTGTGAACGCTTTGACGGGCTACTTTGAATCTGTTGCCAACGCTGCAATTATGATGGTCAACGGAGTTATTCGCGCATATAACGCCATCCCATTGGCACCGAATGTTGACACGATTGACCATGTAAGTTTTGGCAGGTTAGGCCAATCTGCGGTCAGCGCGGCAGGTCAAATGAATCTTCCTAAGATGGCTAACGGCGGAATTGTTACGTCACCTACCTTGGCGCTGATTGGTGAAGCAGGCCCAGAAGCAGTTGTGCCTCTCGGTAAGGGCGGTGGGATGGGTGGCATCACTATTAACATCTCAGGCGGACTCGGAACATCCACAGACATCGCAAACGCCGTCTATGACAACCTGCGTTTCTACAATCAGAACGTGGGCCCGTTAAGAATTAGAACGGCCTAACCATGGCAAGCACCATTCCGAACTGTGGGACTTACACGATTGAGGCATACGCATTAGGCGCCAACCCGGTCAACGCTTTTATCCTTGACTCATCAGCGTTGGACTCTGCAGCTGTACTTGCTGGGGCTGTCTGGTATGACATCAGCCAATACATTCAAAACGTGCAAATTATGCGCGGTAGGCAAAACCCTTTCCGTGAACCATCCTGCAACCCTGGTACTGCATCGTTTCGCATTTACGACCCGAACTTTTACTTTTCTGTAGTAAACACGGCGAGCCCGTATTACAACACCACAGACGCCCGGCTATCCATCGGCGTGTCAACCCCTGTTCGCATTAGTCGAAACGGCGAATACCTGTTTTACGGGCAGATCACGACCTACGACCAAAACATTCAGCAACCGAACTATTCAACCGTGAACGTCACATGCTCGGACGCATTTCAAACATTTAACAACATCAAACTGCAAGCACAATCCACCAGCGTCCAGTCATACGGTGACCGCCTAAACACCGTCCTAAACGCAACAGGACAATTAACTGGTGCAGGGGAACGAAACATTGCAACAGGTGTTTCTACAATTGGAGCGGTACCAATTGAGGAAGGCGCTGCGTTGCAGGACTATTTGCTTCGCATACAAAATTGTGAATACGGACGGATGTTTATTTCCCGCTCTGGTGTGTTCACCGCGCAACCTCGAGTGCAAGCCGAGATTACTAACCCGTTGGCAAGCTTTACCGACACAGGAACAGCCATTGACTACGACACCTTTGACATAGCGAACAGTTGAGAACATGCCTGATTACACCATAGGAATCGCAGAACGCATCGCATCGCTACCAGATAGTTTTGCGACATCTAACTCCGTTAACCGAAACTACTTTCAGGAAACCAGTCAATCGGTGGTTAATACCGTGAACGTAGCAATTGCACCAGCTGCGCCAACCGCGCTAGACCCAACACCTCAAACTACCTATGCCACGGCAACAGACGAAAACAGCGTCGATACTTTTGGAGTTCAAGAAACCCCGATTGTTATTACCCTTTTGGCAACGATCGCCGACGCTGGAGCATTAGCCCAATACCTCATCCGTTCCGTGCCGGCATACTGGTTTAGCAACCTGGCTATTTCTTTGAACACGTTGTCTGATGCAAACAAAAACATTGTTGCCAACCTTGAGATCGGCCAGCAGATCGCGGTAACCAAATCATTCCCTGCTGGCGTAGTGCCGTCAACTGTCACCGAATACTTGTTCGTTGAAGGGATTGGCCACCAAATAACCCCAGAATCGCATACTGTCACCATTTACACAGGCCCAGCAACGACTTACTTGCAGTTCATTCTCGACACATCAACGCTAAACGATTCCACTTATGGACTCGGATAACCGACTAACTTAGGAGAAGTATGGCAAAGCAAACATTCACCACAGGGCAAGTTCTTACCGCAGCTCAAATGACCTCATTGCAGGCCAATGACTACAACCAAACAGTCAGCGCCAAAACCGCCTCATACACCCTTGCAGCTGCCGACGCCGGCACAACCATCACCATGAACTCTGCGACCGCTACAACGGTCACGGTTAATACCTCGTTGTTTACAGCTGGGGACACCCTTCGAATTGCCAACATTGGTGCTGGAGTTTGCACGGTTACCGCTGGAACAGCAACGGTGACTACTGCAGGGACTTTGGCTTTGGTTCAATGGGCTGGCGGAATGTTGTATTTCACAAACGCAGGTGCAGCAATTTTTTACCCTGACGGT